TCCTGCAGCAATTTTTGCACCTAATTCAGGATTAAGAGCATTAATGATTTGAGTAATCTTAACCATAAAGTTTTCCATTTCAGATGGATTTTCTCCATACTGAGTTGTAGCTCTCTGAGTACAATTACTTATATTACTTGGATCAAAAATAGTTTCTCGATGCTGGATACCGTCCTTTGTTTCAAATAACAAAACAAAAGCATCAGAATTACCTTCACTCTGACTAGCTACTCATTCAATACCTTTATAGGTTACATTATGGATTCCTCCACGAAGGAAAGTAGAAGTTACTTGATTTGCATTCTTTGCTACACTAAAATCAAACATTGACATATTCTTATAATTTTAAATTTTTAATAAATCTGAATTTTCTGTATCTAAATCGGTATCAGCTTTAGAAAGATCTGATTCATCAATCTTAATCATTTTAAACATACCAGGTCTACATTCCTCTATTTTAAAGAGTTGACCATATTTAGATAAAATTGTTTTTTGAGTCCCTTTAAAAGAGACTGTATTACTTTTTGTTAATTTGTTCCCATTTTCAGGATCTGAAAATACTTCAGCTTTACCGATAACTGGGATTGTAAGCTCGTTACTTTTTTGGATATAATTAACTGCTATCCGATCTCCGCATTGTGCAGATAATAAACTAACGGCTTTAGGAGACATAATTAACTTACTATCTCCTATCTCTACAATTGGTAAATCTATATTATCATATTTTGAAGGCACTTTAACAACTTTAACATTTGTAACAGCCTTCGATTCTTCGTCAAATTCAAAAGATACCTTTAGCATAATCCTTAGATTATATATTAACTTCTACAGGATTTAAAAGTGAAGGATAAATTCTTTCCCAATGAAATTCAATATTTCCATCTTCCTTCATTTCTCCTAATACTACATCTGCATTTCGTAAATGTTCTGGTCTAGCACCACATTCTACAAATTTATCATTTGTATTAAAACTTAGAATAGTATTTGAATCTTCATCTCTATCTAAATAACCAATAGCATCTGACTTTGAAGCAAGAATTCTACCTGCTTTTCCAAATAAGTCAATAGTCTTTGCAGTCATATCAGTATTACCGATTGCTGAATCCTTTGTATGACAAATAAGAATAATATTAGGTGCACATTTAGATACCATATCAATAACCATCTCTAATGCCTTACGAAGAGCGCTATATCCTGCTCCCATTGGTGCATCAAGTACGTCATCTCCTGTAAACTTTTGTCCTGCAGGACTATTTAAATATAACTTTAAAGCTAATGGTTTAACCATTTCTTCAAGTCTAGTAATTG